AGCGTCATCGCGCTACCATCCCGCACGCGCGAACACGAACTGGGCCGCGCTCAGCAGCATGAGCACGAGCAGCAGCACCACCATCGGATCGCGCAAGGAGTGGAGAACGGATCGCATGCTGCCTCCCTCACCGATCCTTCACGCGGATCGTGATCGTGCGCTCATCGATACGGCCGGCCGAGGTCACGATCTTGTTGGCCACCGAGTAGGTGGTCCCTGCCACGCCGCCGCTGAGCCAAATCGTCGCCTTCCCGCTCGCGATTGAGTCGCTGACCTTCGTCAGACCGGTCGGCGCGGTCCACGTCGACGTCACGACCGTCTCGCCCGACGCCAGCCAGGGCCCCCGGGCGTTCGCCGGGCCATTCCAATCGATCGAATAATCGAGCGTTGCGCCTGGATCTTTGATGAACTCTTTCAGGGCCATAGGGTTACTCCGTGCTCGGCACGACGGCCGTCCGATTCTCCAGAGATACGATAGACGCGCGCGATTCAGCCGCGACCACGGCGGTGCGTTCACTGGAAATGGTGATGATGATGCCGGTCGCGGACAGGGTGACCGCGCCTAACGTGGCGTCTGCCGAACCAGCAACGTCAACCGTGCCTGTGCCGGCCGCCGTCACCGCGCCAAGCGTCGGAGACGCCGAGCCAGATACCGCAACCGTGCCGGTTCCAGCCGCCGTCAGACTTCCGAGCGTCGGCGCAGCCGACCCTGAGACCCCAACGGCTCCAGTCGCCGCGCCGATCAGCGTGCCCAGTTCCGCCGACATCGACCCGGACACGTTGACGTCCGCGTCGCCGTCCAGCGTCAGTGTGCCGAGCGCGCTGTCGAGCGACCCAGAGACGGCGACCGTGCCAGCGCCGACCAGGGTTGGTCCTGCCGTTCTCAGCGCGTAGTGTTCGGCTGCCTGCGCGGCCGTGGTGTAGGTTTGGCGAAAGGCCACTTCGTCGACGACGCCCTTCGCCCACCGTGGCGCGCCGCTGCCGCCGCCCTGCCCGATGCGAAACGGAGCAGCCGTGGCGGACATATTGTTGGCGGTCTTCGCGACGGTTGCGACCTGTACGCCGTCGCGATACACGTAGGCGTTCGTGCCATCCGCCGTGAAGATCCAATGGTGCTTGTTCGTGTCCGGAATCGCGGCTTGCCCGCCGAAGCCCCCGTATACGCCCGCGCCGCTGGATGTATACGTCATGAAGCTAAACGTGCCGGCGACATCGCAATGAACTGAGTACTCGTATGGCCCGGCGTCCGCGCGCTTGCTGACGACGCCGTGCAGCGTGGTGGTGATGTCGTCAGGCGTGAACCAGAACTCCAGCGTGAAGACGTTGGCGACGGCCGACAGGGACGCCGGATGGCCCATGTCGATGTATCCGGTCCCGTCGAACCGCGCCGCCGTGTCGCCATCTGCGAGGGCGCCCGGCTCCCCGAAGGTCACGCCACCGGTGACCGCTCCGGTGAGGCCGTTCCCTGACGAGTCAGCGGCCGTGCCCGATCCCAACGCATCCCCGAGGCGCCAATAGCCGGCCGGGCCGTCGAAGCGCACTCGATCGGCATAGCCGCCAAGAGCCACGTTGAGTGAGCCAGTGGCCACGAAATCGATCTCCTATGGGTTAGCGTCGGTGACAATACGTGGACGAGGCCCGGGCCTTCGCCCTTCAATCCCATTCCGTGACATAAACGTGGCTACGGCTCCACGGTGCATTCCAAGATGTTGCGCGATGTTTTCTTGTGTCATTCCGGTATCCCGGTACATGCGTTCAATTTCAGCGACACCGAGACGAGAGAGAACTCCCCAGCGTTCAGAAATAGGTTTTCGCTCGACGCGCGCATATTGAAGCATCGCCTCAACTTGATCGCGTTTAACGATCAGGCGTGGCAACATCTCTTCGCCAACGCGAAGAATGTCTACTAGGCGTTGGACGTTTAATTGATGCCCTTGATGCACATATCCGGCCTTGAGTTTTCGATGCTGAATGATTCCGCATCCGATGAAATCGCGAATCGCCTCCAAGCTCGGGAGATGCGTGTTAGCCCAGGAGAGACCGATCAGGACGTAATCCGGACGGCTCGGCGGCGCTTTGAAACGTACGCTTCCCTCTCCGTCGAAATAACCTGCTACGTATGACCAGTCCATCTCAAGCGTTCGCGTCTGTGAATTGAAAGCCGGTCACGGTCACCGTCTGGTCGGTCGCGATGTCGGTGTTATCGAGCGACAGGTCGCCGACCCCCTCGCCGACCGTGCCTTGGATCTTCGTGGTTGCGCCACCGGCCTTGATCCGAAAGTGCCCGGCGACGCCATCGCCGGTCGCCGTCCCGGACCAGGTCCCGTTCTTCGCTATCGCGCCTGCACCAGCCGCAGCGAACGCGGGGTTCGGCAGCGTGATTGTGCAGAGGACGGACCCGCTGTCCGGGGCCGCGCAGTCGGCCGGCGGCGCGCCGCTCCGAATCTCCAAGGTGGCGGCCGCCCCCACTTCGGTGTCTACCGCGTCCAGTCGTGCGTTTCGTGTCAGAACTGCAAGCTGAACAGCCATATACCTCTCCTCCGTCTCTGCGTTGTCCTGCGCCCGAAAAAAGAAAAACCCGTCAGGGTCGTTACGTCGTCATCGGAACAGAAACCCCGTCTTCTCCCTCGACCTCACCGAGCGACGAGCATCTTCAAGCTGCCCTCAGTTCACCGGCACGTCGATCGTGCCCTGGATGGTCGTGTTATCGCTGGTCGTCGCCGTGAACGCCCCGCTGATCTTCTGGATCACGATCACGGTGCCACTGACTGTCGCATAGCAAATCCCGAATCCATCGGTGCCGGCGTCAAACGTCCGCAACGGCTGGACGAGTTGAATGGAACAGGTGAATCCGCCTGGAACGGCAATCGTCAACTGTGTCGGCGTGCCACCGACGTCCGTGGCGTTGATCGCGAACGCCAGCCGCATGATGCGACCGTTCAGCTTGTACGCGTACGTCACCTGGTCGGCTTCAGCGACGGTCCACGAATTGCCGCCACCAACTGCGAGGAAGTTCCCGGCATCAAAGGCCACATTCACGAAGGCGTTTTGTTCGTGCTGGGCCAGCCGCCAGCGTTCCGTGGTGGCGTCATACCGGTAGAGCGCCACGCCAACACCAGCTGCGAGCGGGGTGGTGCCCGTCGTGGCCGCATTGATCAACCGGTTCGCCTCAGCTGAGTTCCCGCTTTGATGCGCCAGGAAGATGTTGCCCGCACCGATAGCTCTGACCTCAAGCAGCTGGCCATCGACGCCGGCTTCAATGCCGGTGATCGTCAGATCCGACGCGTTGTTGCACCGAAGGACGGCCACGCCGTTAGTGAGTGCAACGTCGTTCTGTGCGCCAGTGAGCGTGATCGTTTGGACGGCACTGAGATATGCCAGCGCCGCGTCGATCTCTTCGTAGAGGGCAGTCTTCCAGGCATTATTGCGGACGGTCCCGGTCGTCATCGTCCCGTCGTCGTCAACGTCTGCGGTGCGATCGATCTCGACTGCCACTGCTATCTCCTCAGCATCCGAAGTAAGTCCTCGAATGAGAACCGCGTCGATGAGGCGACGACTGAGTACCAGGGAAAGATCGCCGGCCAGAAATCTGAAATCGTGACGCTCTGGATCATGAAGTCCGCAGTCAGATTGAAGGGTTCGTCGAGATCAACCGAGATCGTCGATCCGGAGCGCGTGTTCTTGTCGTGACAGCGATAGGTCAGGGTCAGGCCGACATTCTTCCGGAGCGCGAGTTGCGCCAGTCCCCGAGCCAGTGCCTCCGTTTGGGAAAGCCGGTTATCGGAAATCGAGTCTTCCTGAATGCCATCGCCGGCGATGAGCGCGGCGAGATCGGTCTGTGCCGTCACATCATCAACCTGCACGACCAGATTGACCGGATCGCCCTGTTTGATGGCATAGAGGATTGATCCGGTGCCGCTAGCGGGAATGCCCGTTAGGACCGGCGCCGGCGTAATCGTTGAGTTGTAGCTGATGGTTGCGACGATCGACCCGGCGCCACTAGCGGGAATGCCCGTTAGGCTGTTGCCGGACATGCCCGTGTAGCGAATGGCCTGGCGCCCATTGCCAATAACCGCCCAGCCACCGGATGTCGAAAACGAACCTGGGCCGGCAACAATAACCGATGTGGTCCCAGGAACGATTTGGCCATCGGGTTGAGTCAGACCAGAGGTGTCGGAGCCCGGTGCATTCCCCCCCAGCGCCGCATCGGCCGCCGTATCCTCAACGCCGGTCGTGGCCGTGTTGTTCGCGATGACCTGTTGGAGCTTCAGCTGTGAGCCGCCAGCCATCGTGCGGTAAATCTCCCGCTGTGTGACTCCGGTTCCGCCGATCGGCACGCCGGCAATCGTGGTCCGATTGAAGACGGCCGTTGACACCGCCGGAGCCGTGGGGTTGCCTGAGATGGCCGCGTCAGCGTACCCGTCGTAGCCGTTGCTGTCGCCAGACACGCCTGCGCTGTGGCCAGCAACATTCGCGCAGGCTGCAACGTGGTAGTAGGTTGAACCGTTGGCAAGCGTCCGGTAGAAGTGCACCCACTTCACGGCTGGATCTGTCGAGCCCGGGCAGATCGCGTAGAGTTTGGACGGCCGCCCTGTGTACGGCCAGTTGGCCAATGCGACCGGCGTGGTCATGTTCGAGGCCGCGCTGGCTTCTGTTTCTTGCGTGTGGTCTGACGATGATGTTGCCGTGCTGTACGTGAACTTGTAGCGGTACTCGGCGCCGATAGTCACCCCGTCGTTGGGACCTCCGCCGTCGTACACATCCAGTTGATAGCCGTAGCCGCCAGTCGGTGGGGCCAGCGCGCCATGCGTCACGCTGGCCAGTGGCCCTGGGAGCGACTTGCCGGCGCCGGTTACGAAGACGACCGCGTATTGACGCACGCCGTCTTCGATGCCCGCCCCAACCGCCTTTGCGACGGAGGGCGCCGATGAGGGGCTGATGCCTGGGCCGACAAGCGAGCCACCGCTGGCGCCTGCGATCCCAGCATAGGTGATTCGTTGTGGCCCGCTGCGAACCATCCCGCCAGTCGGGTTGTACCAGGCTAAATCTTCCACCGGGAGCAGCGTTTCGCCAACGGCGACTTCGGTGAGCGCGTTGACTCCGCCGCCGTCCGACCAGATCCTCGTGACGACCGAGCTCAAGTCGTAGGTCAGCCGAGGATTGACCAGTGAAGCGTGCGCGCTAGTCAGGTCTGTCGGCGCCGTTTCATTGGTCTCGGTCGCGTAGATCCGGACGCCGCTGTGATACGTGCCTTTCCAGTAGGCACCGGCCCGTTTTGCGAGCTGCGAGAGACAGTCAGTAACCTCCTGGTCGGTGAAACTGATCTCGTCGATGATCGTGGCGCCAATGGCGGAATCGACGCTGACCGTATAGCCGGACGTGAAATTCGCGATCAGGCTGGCCGCGATCGTGGCGATCGTCTGGCTGGTGTACCGCGCGTTGACTTTGCGTTTGTTTAGCCCCCAGGTCGGATCGATGAGGTTGAGGGTGTACCGCCCATTCGCTGCCACCGGCGTCCCCGCACACGACACATCGCGAGAAATGATCTTCCCCGCAAACAGACGATCCAGGTTATTGATCGACCCGAGCGTGACGATGACATCCTGGCCGTGAACCGGCACAAGGCCTTTTGCGTCGAGCGTTGCCGTGTTCGGCATCTCGTTTAAGAGATCGCTGATGGTCAGGTTATCGGTCTCGTACGCGGCGACGGATTTGCCCCAGCCGACCTGCACGCCGTTGATCGAGATGCAGACCTTTGGTGAATGACAGTTCGATCGTGTGGCGCCGGATCGTTCGACGCCCGACATGGCGTAGCAGAGCGCTTTGTCTGATCCTGAGATCCCCATTACGACCCCAGAGGCATCCGCTGCCCCGCGTGCCGCTGCCGAGCCATCAGCGCCTCGTCCACCGCGCGTGCAATCGCGGACGGCGTGCCAAGCGGTTGCGTCACGTAGATGTGATGCACGATCGTCGTGCCGCCGGTTATAGGCGTCACGCTGCCTGACCGCGATCCCATCCGAAGTAGCTCAGGCCCAATTTCGCCAACGAGATAGGAACCGCCGGCGCTGACCGGACCACCGCTCGCACGTCCCTCGTGCCATCCGCTCTCATCCCACTGTCCATGCGCCGCTCCGATCGACGCTCCATATCCTCCAGCCAGAGCCATCGCCTCGTTCTGGGTGTACCCCTGGCTGAGATAGCTCCTCAACAGCGGGCTGGCGCTTTCCATGCCGGCGCCGGTCGCAGGATTGACGCTCGCAATCGAACCGGTCAGCGCCACGGTCTTGGCTAGATGTGCGTCAACGCTGTCGAGTGCCCCATTGAATGACACATCCCAATTGTCTGCCGCCCGTTGCGCGGCTTCGGCTGTTAGCTGAAACTTCTCGATCGTGCCGGCTTCCCAATCTCCGACATGGGTCAGCGCGATCCGGAAAGTCGCCTGCGCCTTGTCGGCGATCTGCTGGAGACCAGCCTTTGAATGATTCGTGGCCGCATCTGTCAGTGCAGCCCAATCCACGCCAATCTGATTCAGCTTTTCCGCCGACACCGCTCCAAGGGCAGCGTAGAAATCAGCTGTATCTCCCTTGGCCTTGATCATCTTCGCCGTGAGATCGGCGGCCCACCTGTCAATCTGCGCGATCTGAATGTCGGTGGCTGTCCCTCCGTGTTGGACGCGGAGGGCATCGTACTCGTCCCACATTTGCCCGAGTCGTTCAAATACCGACTGGTCGATTCTCGTGCCGATCTTTTCCCAGGAGTCGCCCATCCCGACAACGCCGCGTTCAATTGCTCCGATCTTGTCCTTCAGCTTATCGAGCTCGTCTTTGTGTTTCTTCGCAGCCGCTTCGGCGTCTGAATGCGCCTTCGCGACCATCTTGAGAGCGGTTTCGTTCAGCCCGAATTCCTTCGTGAGCACGTCCGTCTTGACGCCCAGCTCTTGGGCGGCCAAGATTTGCTCACGCACGTCTGGCGTCAGAGCAGCAACTGCCGCTCGTGCCGCGTCGAGCTGTGCCGTGTATGAGGTCGTGTGAGCCACAGCGCGGGCAATCTGATCTGCCGCATCGCTTATCGCCTCGGCCGCCTCCCGCGACCGCTGCGTGGCGTGATCCGTGGCGATCATGGCGTCGGCCTGAGCAGCCGTGTACCCCTTCAGCCGCAGGGCCGCGTACTCATAGCCGTCGCTGACTTCGCGCACCCATCCCGACTCCGCGCTGGCTGCCTTCCACGCGGCAAAGGCAATCGTGACCCCGGCAATCGCGATCGCGAGCGGGCCGAGCACGGCCGTCAAACCCACCACCGCGGCCGCGCCAGCTGTCGCCGTGGACATCCCGAGCAGCGGCAAGGCCAGCGCGACAGCCGCGCCGATACCGGCAACAGCGATCGAGAGGGCTACGACGGCGGTGCCGAGTAGGCCGACGACCACGGCCCCAGTCCGAACGGGTTCAGGAAGCTTCATGAAGAGATCGATAGCTGGCTGTAACCCGCGCGCGATCAAGCTGCCGAGTGTTTCCTTAACATCGTCGACGACGTTCCCGAGACGTGCCATCTGACCCGCGAAGGTCGCCGCCTGCGCGGTGGCTCCGTCGCGCATGTGGGCCGCGATCGCATCGAAGACCGCCGTCGCGCCCTCGGTCTTGAACGCCGTCTCGTCAACGACGATCCCGGCTTTCTTGAGCGAGGCGATGTTGCCTTCAAGCGCCTTCGAGACCATCAGCGTCGCGCTCGATAAATCGATTCGGAGTCCAGCCGCGAGATCGGTAGAGGCCGTCAGCGCGGCCTTCATGTTCTTCGGCATGACGCCGCCCACGGTCACGAGCAGGGCTTCCATCTCCTGAATGAGCTCGTCGCCGAACACCGTGGTGTTCTGGAATTGGGACGCCAGATCGGCGTACTGCTTAGTGAGCTGCGGTGTATAGGTGCCCTGAGCGCGCAGCGCCGTGTCGACCCTGACTGAGGCGTTCTCCGCTTCTCCTGCTGACGTCACCCAGTCCACACCGATCGCGATGAGCCCGCCCAGCGCGGCTTTCGCGGCCGCGCCAGCCGCTACCAGGCCGGTAATCCGCGCGCCAAGGCCCTCCGTTGAGGTGGCGGTCTTCTGTGTCGCATCCTCGGTCCGTTTCATCTGTGAGGCGTATTGCTCGAGCGCATCGGCGGCTTTCGCCTCTTCTCCTCCCAACGCACGTATTTTCTCGGCTGCCTTATCGATCACCGCACCGTATCGCTCTTTTTCCGCAGCGGTTAGTTTTGTGACGCCACCGATCCGTTCGATCGCCGCGACGATGTTATGGGCATCCGAGATCAGGCGATTCCCGGACATGCTGGTGACGAGACGCTCGATCGCCGCGCTCGCTGGCAGTGCGGCAGTCGCCGTGTCACCCATCGCTTTCTTGATGTTGTCTCGCGCCTTCTCCATGACCGGCGAGAGCTGGTCGATCAGGCGCAAGACGACGTCAAGGTCCATGACGATTTACTCGGATTGCGCGATCCGTTCGAGGTGGAGATCGAGGGTGTTGAGTTCGACGAGCGTCATGTGCGGCGACCCCTCCCAGGCGGCGAGATCGGCGACCTTGTCTTTCGCGCGGTCCCACGCGACCTTCGCCGCGATGTACTCCCGCATGTCGAGAATCTGGAGGGCGAGATGTTCCGGATCGTTGTCGAGTTCGCGCTCGGCCTGGAGCGGCAAACAGCTGAAGCCCTCGCAGATCCGATCGATCATCCGGAGGCGTTGCACCGCTGGATCGATGTCCCGATCGCCGTCCAGCAATCGGTGCAGCGCCTTCAGGCGTTTTTTCGCTCGGCCTCGGCGACCGCCGGATCGAGCGGCGGCAACGACAGATCGATGATCGCGCGATAGAGAATATCCGCCGTTTCCTCGTCGAGCGTTTCGAGCGCGGCGGGCAGTTTCGGCGGAGCCGTCCATGACTTCACGCCAGCCCGCACGATGTGGTCTCGGTCGTAGTTCCGGTACCGCGCCTGGCGCTTCTGCTCAAGCTGTTCCTCGGGTGTCAGATCCGTCTTCGCCTGCGCGTCGAGGCGATCCTGGATCACCTGCGCCATATTCGCCCCGAGCTTCACGGTGTGCGCGAGACCACGCTCTGTCTGGATGTCCGACGCCTTCTCCAGCGTCTTCCAACTCAACTTCTGGATCGTAACGACCTGTTCGCCAACGATGGGATCGTTGACCGTCACGGTGTCAGTAACGCCGGCAAACATACATCCTCCCCTTCAGCCCCTCCGCTATAGGTCGATCACGAGCGCCTGAGATCGCCTACGTCGCGAACGATTCGGTCACGTCTCCAGTGGGCTGTAGCTGCACGCTGTACCGCCAGGTCCCGCTCTCGCTGGCCGGCGTGCGCTTGTAGCTGAGCAGGTGCGTTTCGACCGAGGTCTGACGCTCCGGCTCGTACTCGACTATGAAGGTCCGCGTGGCGACGTCCGGATCCTCCGGAATGCGATCGGCGAACAGATCATCGATGCTGTCGTCGCCGATCTTGCAGACCCCGCCGAATTCGATCACGGCCAGTTCGCCCTGACCAGTCGGCGAGTGGACGGGCATCGTGACGCCGAACGGCATGACCTGCTGCAGGATGTTCTTCAGGTCGATGTCGTTCTTCGTCAGCACCTTCGCCGTGATGTTCACCGGCGAGCCGACGGCATCGTCGTAGTAGTACTTGGTCGTGCCTCTGGTCGGAGTGCCCATCGTTCAACTCCCTCTTATGCGAGCCCGGCAAGAGCGCTCTTGATCTCGCCTGCCGCCTCTGTCGAAAGCACCTGAACGGCCCGCGCCACGCCAGCGGATCGCAATCGGCCGAAGACTTCAGGAATCGGACGCGTGAACAGTTCACGGATCGGAAGCCGATTCGTGCCAGCGCGCTCAAACACGCCCCGGTGTCCCGATCGCGGCATTCTCGCGAGAAAGGCGCGCGGAAACGACCCCGGATTCGCGCTGACCGTGACACCTGACCCCTTTCCTCGCGACGGATCCGGTCCCGACGCACTCAGATTGACCAGGGCGATCCCACGCTTGCCCCAGGCATAGACGCGTGCTTCGAGATGTCCCGCGTCGGCCTGTCGCGTGCGGATGTACTTCTTGACGTCGGCCGGCTTGACGCCGAGATCGGTGGCCACGGCGTTGACCATCGCGGAGCGCGCACTTTCCGCGGCTTTGTTGAGCACCACCGCTCCCGCCGCTAGCGCCGCAGCTGGTCCGCTCTCGCGCAAGAACATTTCGATTCCGTTGAGAGTATCCGCGTCGACCTGCAACGAGATCGCGTCAGCCATCACGCATTCCAGCTCTCGAGGAACGTCGCGCGGTACTCGACGCCGGCGCCGATCTGCGTGCTGCCGGGATCGCGCGGCAACGCGCGCGTGCGACCGCGCACCAGATCCCGCGTCAAGAGGCCGTCCAGCGTCCGATCGCCGGTTTCGATCGCCTTCCGGATGTCCGCGATGATCGCTTCCACGGTCAGCCAGGCGGCGTCGAGGGTCACCTTCCCAATGGCCTGACACTCCACCGGGAGCGTCGTGCTGACGTCGCCGCCTAAGTCGGTCGCCGCGTCATCACGCACGAGCACGCAGATTGCTGTGTTTGGATCGTCCGGTCCGAGCTGCCGCGTGGCGCCGACGAACAGCGTCAGCCCCGCGTCGGTCTGGTAACCGTTCACAATCGAGATGTCCTCAACGCGGCTCACGAGTTCGCCGATCACGTCTTGCCGCGTCGACATTAGGTTTCCTCTGAGGCCGGCACGACGAACACCCGGGTATGGTCCGCATCCTTATACGCCGTCCCGTCAACGCGCCACGTCGCCGCCACGTCTCCGAGCCGTTCGGCGGCCACGATCACCGTCCCGTTCGGCACGAGCGGCAGGTCATCGATCGGCAAAGACAGCACGCGCCGCATCTCCGTCCGTTGAAACTCCATTCCCCCTGGTGTCTCGATGGCCACCGGCGCCGACCAGACAACCGTGGCGTCAACTGACGCTTCACCGGGTACTGTGACAGTGGCCGGCAGCCCGAACGCCGCCTGGGCAGGCCCGAACGGCACGCGGATGTCGGCCACTGGTCTCGCTCATCCCTCGCGATTACGTCGCGAGTCCGACCTTCACGACCGCCCTCGGCCTGAGACACAGGGCGAGAGGGTTCGACTGGCTGTGCGCCTTCGCCCAGCGGTTCAGCTCCTGGTCGACGGCGATCTTGGCGTAGAGCGGTAGCCCGACCGTGTTCACCGTCTCCATGAAGTCCGCCGGCGCGAAGTACGTCGCGAAGATGTTCGTGCCCTCGGGGAACACGTAGGCGTGATCGGCCTCGATGAAGTCCACCGCGCCGACCGAGCCGCGGTAGTTCTCCCAGACGATCCCGCCGTAGCTGAATCCACCCCGGAGATCGGCGCGCAGCACCGCGCCCTCCTGGTGCTTGAACGAATCCTTGACCGCGTCGGCGGCCACGAGTGCGTCGAAGAGATCGTCGCCGCAGAAGGCCCGGTAGTTGCTCACCGGTTCCGCGCCGAGTTCCGTTTCGATCAGCCGCTGGATCGCCACGCACTGGTTGCGGATGTCCGCGGCAACATCGAGATCGGCCGTCTGCTGCGCGACGCCGAACTCCGTGAACAGGTTGAACAGTGTGGACAGGTCGGCGTCGAGCACAATGCCCTGGAGGGCGCCCATCCGCAGGTGCTCGAGCGTGACCTCGTGCATTGCCCGGAGGTCGGCGAGGCGCTCGTTGACGATCGCCTGCACGGCCTGTTGGTTGTTCTCGGAGCCGAACGCCCGGACGTTCTGGACCGAGTCGGCCAGGATCACGGACTCGCGCTCGAGGTGCGGCACGACGAAGCTGCGGGCGGTCCGCTTCTTGTTACCGATCGTGCTGGCCGGTCCGCCGCGCGGGCTCGTCTGGATCAGCGTGAGCTGACCGTCCTTCTCTTCGACCACAACCGTCGTGGTCGTGATGCCCCGTTCGCGAAAAAGCCGCAGCGCGCCGATCCGACCCGGTTTGTACGGCGCCTTGAGGATCGCGTCGGTCAACGACACAACGCTGAAGGCATCGCTGTTGAACACATCGATCATCGGCATGTACTCTTCTCCTCAGCTCGCGCGCTCTACCAGCGCGCCGTCGTTCCTCGTCAGGCGGGACGTGTGTCGTCAGCGCGCCTTGATCCCGATCGCCAGCAGATCCGCCGTGCCGCCGTCCTCGTCCACGCCGGCGCCCCACTGCAGGTCGTCCGCCCGGACCTCGGCGCAGAAGTTGAGCACCGCCGCCGCGACCTCGACGCCCGCGAGGGCGTCGTTCACGAGGTTGCCGATCAGGACGGCCGCCGCGACCTCGCTGCCGTCGCTCTTGCTGTCGTCGTACGGCGCGTAGTGCCCCGTGGCGGACAGCTCGCCCAGCACGGTGCCGTCCTCCAGGGTCGTGCTCGCCGGCACATCGACCGTCACGGTGTCGCGGCTGATCGTTCCGGGCGCCTCCGCCAGGATGAATTCGCCGGTGTACTGGCCTTCGCTCAGTGATGCCATGCCCTACTCCTTCAGTGAGAGACGATTGCGCGCCGCATACACGGCGGTCACATCGATGACGGGTTTGCGAACCGCGCCGGCGTCAGGCGACACGTGATGGTGAATTTCGACGTGATCGACCTTCGCGGTGATGGTCGTCAGGTGCGTGCGGATGTCTGCGAGGCTCATCGAGCCCGCGACATAGCCCGCCGCGAGCTCGGGCAGCTTGGCCGTGGCGCAGAGGGCGCTGATCTCATCCGCGCGAGCCTTCGCCTGGCGCTTCTGCTCGCCGACCTCCGCGATCCGTGCCGTGACGCGCTCCGTCGTCGCCTTCGCGGCGACGAGTTCCTCGGCGAGTTCCGAGCAGTCGCCCTTACGGCACGCTTTGATGATCTCGACGGCATCGGCAGCCTTCGGCGGTTCGGCGGGCTTCGCGAGCAGCGCATCGACGCGGGCACGGTACTTGTCCGGAACAGTGAGCTTGGCGAGGCCGCGCGGATCGATGCTGGCCGCCGCCTTCAGGCCTTCGACCTTCTCGGTCGCGAAGCCGTTAGCGATCGCTTCGTCGGCGTCCATCCAGGTGTCGGCGTCCATGAGCGCGATCAGCTCAACGTCGTCGAGGGACGAATGCCACTTGTACGTGGCGATGATCGTGTTGCGGATAGCGTCGAGCGTGTCGGCCGACTTGCGCATATCGGCGGCGCTGCCGATCGCAATGCTCCAGGGGTTGTGCACCATCACCATCGCGTTGTCGGCGATCGCGACGGTCTTGCCGGCCATCATCACAATCGAGGCCGCGCTCGCCGCGAGGCCATCGACAATGGTCTCGACCGCCCGCGACTTCGATGTCTGCTGGTCGCGCAGCGCATTCGCGATGTTCACGGCCGCGAACACGTCTCCGCCCGGGCTATTGATATGGACGCGGATCGTCTTGACCGCCTCGGGCAGCTTCGCCAGCCGATCAACGAAGGCCTTGGCGGTAACGGTGGCCGTCATGCCGTAGTACTCGTTGATCAGCTCGTCGATCCAATCGCCGATGATGTCGATGATGAAGATGTCGACGATCGACGGGTCGTCGGCCTGGTTCTCGATGCGAAACCACTGGCGTGGAGTCATGCTGCAGCCCTCTCGGGTTTCCGTCTCATTGGCGACAGCATCCGCCAAGACCTGACGGTGGGGATTTGTTTGCCGCAGAAATTCGGAGGGATGCTTACCGCTGTGATTACGCGGAGGCAGGCGCGGCGGCAGCCGACCCAGCCCCGCCGACCCGTTGCCTTGGATCTGACTCGTACGGCAGGCCCAGGCCGTCCGCGCGGTCGTTGTCGATCTTCTGTTCGGTATCGACCGATTCTGAGTCTTCGCCCTGCTCGGCGACCACCGCCGAACGGGTCGTGAAACCGGCGCGAATCGCCGCGCGCTGCGCTTCGACGTCCTGCACCGGATGCAGGTACGGCCAGCCGTGTGGCGTCCAATCGACGCGCGCCCACGGCTCGGGATTTGTGGCGTACTCGGCGGGAATCGGCAGCGCCCCAAAGAGAAACGCCCGGTCCATCCACGCCTGCCACACCCGCCGGCACAACTGATACCCGACGACCTGGTGCTGCATCGCCATGATCCCGCGGCGGAATTCGTGGAGGATGACGCGCATCACCCGATCGTTCAGCCCGGTCATGTCGCCCGTCAGGACTTCATACGGCACGTTCGTGGCGGCGCAGGCGTTGAAGAGTTGCTGCCGCATGAAGTCACGGTAGCCGCTCTTGACCTCTGGCGGATCGGAAAACGTCACATCCTCGCCGGGCCCGAGTTCCTGAAAGATACCCGGCTCGAGACTGAGAAGCGGATTGTCGCCGTCCTTCTCGATCGGCAGGCCGGTCACCGGATGCAACGCCTCAGTGTCCCCGCTCGCCGGATGCTTCACGAACCCGACGAACAGGTTCGCCAGCTGCACCCTGAGCAGTGTCGCATCGTCGAACTTGTCGAGTTCGTAGAGCCGGATGAGCGCCTGGGTGAGATGCGGCAGGCCTCGGAGTTGACCAGGGCGCAGCGGGTTGTAGAGGTGCACCACAGAATCCGCCGGCACACGCAGCAATTGCGAGGCGTCGTAGTCGTCCAGTTCCGGCCGCGAGCGATAGAGGTAGTACGCCGTGCGCCGACCGATGCCGTTGAATTCGATCCCGGCTCGCACGTATTGCCCGTTCGCGATCGAGATGTAGTTGTGCGGACACAATTCGGGTTCGATGACCTGAAGCTGCAGCGGGACGGGCAGGTTGTCGCTCGGCAGACGGGGCCGGAGCCGAACGAACGTCTCGCCGGATTCGAGCCACGCGCGAACCGCGAGCGTCTGCAAACCGAACCAATCGAATTGACCATCTGCGTCCGCGTAGTCGCACCAACGGAGCCAGAGCGTGTCGGCCGACTTGCGGAAGGCGGGATCGTCGGCCTTCGACCGAAGCGTGATGCCGGTCCCGACGATGTTTGAGACCAGCCGATCAATGATGCCTTTCGCAAACCCATCATTGCGGACGGCCGCGCGTGAGCGGTCACGGAGCGTCGTCAGGTTGTAGAGGATCGCGGCGTTTGGAGTGGTCGTCGGCGCGCGCCAGCCGAGCGTGCGCCGAGTCTGCGAGGCGGCCTCATATACCGACGTGGTACTGGACGCACGAACGGCGGGCAGCTGGCGCGAACGGGATCGGGCCGGTGTCGGTGCGCGAACGCTCGCGGCCCTCGCCATCAGAATCCCTTCGTCGCCACCGCAAGCGACTGCTTCGCCCGCGGACTGGCCACGGTGCTCAACGCCGAGGCAATTCGAGATTCCGCCTGCAGGAGTTCATCCATCGAACGGTACGTGACGCTCCGATCGGCAAACATCACGGCCCGCTCACCCTTGGCAATCGCCGCGCGGATCGCGTCCAAGTCGGCCTGGGTGTACGCCACGGCGACAGCGTCACACGGGCGGCTGGTTCAGAGATTTGTTTGCCGCAGAAATTACTGATGGCCTCGCGTAGCGTTCGAGGACGTGCCGGAGGACCGCGGGCACTGAATCGCCGAGCTGAATCGCACAGCGGCAGTAGTAGTCGAAGACATCTTCAGGAAGCCGCACCCGCACATCGTATGTCGGCCCGACGACTCGTGGCCGGCCGCGTGGGCGACGGAACCGGGCGGCGACCCTTCTCATGGCGAACCCGCCGCCTCCTGTTCAAGCTGACGCCAGATCTTAGCGATCGGTCGCAGCCGCGCCGCGGGCGCTCCGATCTTGAACACGGTTCGGCGGAGCGCGCTCTTGAGGTGCACGATTCGCGTCACGGCTGGGTCGAAGTACTGCCACGAGCTGTCCTCGCAGTTCCACTCCGGGCACGGGAGTTGAGCGAAGGTGAGCGTGTTCGCCAGCGGCGATTTGAGCACGCAGCCGAGCGCCGCCTGGTTGATCCCGCCGTACTTCCGGCGCCACGCCTGATGCCATCGACGATCGGTGAGCATCCGCCGGTTCTCGCCGCACCACGCCGCGAGGAAGGCGCGGACGCGGTTGCTCGCCCGAACGAACACGACGCCGGCGTTGAACGGGAAGTGGGCGTGTGCCTTGATCGTATAGGCGAGATCAAACGGTCGATTCCAGACATCCTCGAGCGGTCGCAGGATGACGGTGTCGACGTCAATCAAGAGCAAGCACTCGCCGTCAGCCGCCGTCTTCACCGCCTCATACCAATGCTCGAGCTTCACGGTGTTCGCCAGATAAGCCGGATCCTCGCCGCCCCGCGGCGGCGGCAGCGCCACGACCTGTACTTGCCAGCCCGGGCAGTGGCGACCGGCCGTGTGCCTCAGCACACGAGCCAGGCGCGGCCACTGGTCACCGGCGCCGGCGCCGAAGTAGCACGCGATGAGACGCGGCACGTTCGGGTTCACCTCTTGACGGGACAGGCGGTGGCGCCGGGGCGGTGATGCGCTGCGGGTTGACCGTCTTGGCCTGTGCTGCACTCTCACCCAGCCACACGCGCGGCAGCACGCAGAACCGCGGCTTCACCATCGACAACGCCCGCAGGAAGGCCAAGCGCTCGTCGCCTCCATCGCATTCCGCGCGCCACCGCTCAAGGAACGCCCGCCCGGCGTCGCTGGCGCGCACGAACAAGAGTTCATGCGCATAGACCGGGATGCGCAGGTCGCGAACCATCGCGCGCGTCCGTTCGCGATCCTCCGGCGTTCCGATGTCCTGCGCCAAGATCCGATCGCGCGAGAACGGCGCGGCCAGATCCCACTTGGCTAGAAAGTTGAAGCCGACGCGGAGTAGATCCCACGGCACGTTCACTGCCGAGGCGGCGAACAGCGTGCGAGCCCAGGACAGCGGCCACTCGTGGGACACCGTAACGGCCAATCCGCTGGCGACGGCCTTCTTCCGCGCCGACGCATCGTCCTGCCGCAACACGATGCCACTGCCCGACGATTGGTGAGACTGAATAATCGGGATCGCCGTCTGGTCGCCAAACGCTTCGCCGCGGCGTCGATAGAACCCCGCCATGCCGACTTTGCCTTCGTCGACAATCCGCACGTCAAAGGGTCGGCCGAGCTTGGCGGCCAGCGCGTTCAATTCCGCGTAGACGATCCCGCTCGGCGATCGGCTGTCCTGCGGTGAGTAGTCGTGACAGAGCAGCAGCCCGCCCTCGCGCAAGCGGTCGAACCACGGCAGATCGCGCGCGATCCGGTTGTGATCGCCGTCGACGAAGACCATGTCCCAGGTCTCCGTGCTGCGGGCGAGGCAGTCCCACGAGGCCTCGACGTGCACCTGAATGTTCCGGCAGCCTTGCGAGCGCCAGAACCGCTCCGCCGCCGGCGCCTCGTGCTGGCACGTCGTCAACGACGTGATCGACGCTCGGGGCGCCGCCCGCGACAACAGGTAGCCCGAACTCCCGTGCCCCGTGCCAATCTCCAGAATCCTGGCGCCCGCGCGATTCTGTTCACGGGCGAGGACGAACAGCGCCAGCGATTGGTACTCGAGGAGCTGCTTCTTGACGGTCGGGAGCGGTGGCATCTCCGGACACTGACGCCCCAACGACCGGCGCAGGCTGGCCGCGTCCGCCTCGAGCTGCAGCGTCACTTCCGCACCTCCAGCGTGGCGAGAATCGACGACTTCGCCTTGTTCAGCTCAGGCGCTTGGACGATGCGCCATTTGCGGTCCGTGTAGAAGCCGTAGTCCTTTCCGCGTGGTGTGTCGGGGTCGAACTGGTCGAGGCTGCGCAAGCTGAAATACCACCGGTGCGTGGGGTCATCGTGGCTGATGTCCGACTGCCAATGGGGCAGCTTGATAAAGATCTGACCGCCGGGGCGGAGGATACGCCAGCATTCATTGAGTGACTCGATCAGGTTGAGACGGAGATGCTCAAACACTGAGCGCGCAACGATCAGGTCGAAGCTGTTGCCCGACCACGGCCAGGGGAGGATGTCGAGATCGTGGACGATGTCCACCTCCGGACGGTGTTTCATGCGATCGTGGTTCACGACGTCCGGGCCGGTGAGTGGATCGTTCCCGCAGCCTAACTGGAGTTTCTTCACGCTGGCCTCCGCTTGACCGCCACGATGTTGGAGCGTGAGCGCGCGCCCGGTCCTCCGATACCGCACACCTCGTAGCCGAGCGCACGGAAGGTCTCGGGGGTCAGCGCCGCGCGGTGAATCTCATAGGTATTGCCCCCGATCGGCCCTTGCTCGTACGCGCCCCATGGACTCGCCAGCACCACCGTGCGGGCGCACTGTTCGAGGCCGAAGAGCGTGACTGGCAGTTCGTCGGCGCTGAGATGCTCAGGACCGTGCCACCAGAACGCCACGTCCCACACGGGCGGTCGCGCACCGGCGGGATCGCGCCAGCCGCGCACGTCGCCGCAGATGACGCCTCTGATCCCCGGCCGCTCGCGATAGTGGTCGGCATTGGGCGCGTACGCCTCGAGGATGGTCACTTCGCGTCCCGCCGCGATCAGTTCAGAGAGGCACTGCGCCCGCGCCACGCTGGCGCCGATGTACAGAAGCGTCCCTGGCGCGAACACCTCCGGGGCGATTCGCCGCAGCTGGTCCAGCCGCGCAGCCCGCATCGCGTCAGTCGCGATAGACACTCGGCGGCTCCAACGTGTTGGCGTCGACGGGCCGCACCAAGTCGAGCTCGTCGGCCATGTTCACGTGGTTGCGGACCGAGACTATCCCGATGTGCTGGCAGTAGGTCGCCGTCAAATAGCCGACCTCGACGCCCGCGGCCCCGGCTTGGATGCACAACAGCTTGACCGGAGAGACCGTCGCGTCCGGGACGCGCACCGCCTCGAGAACACGCCGGCGAATCAGCGTGAACCGCGCGCCGACGTTCCGGCAGAGGGTCACCTCGCCCTCACGCCTCATGATCCGACGGCGGTCCCCCTTCACCTTGACGTGATTCTGCGGACTGTTCAGCGCTAGGATTCCCAAGATGGGCCGTTGAGCCATCGACCACGAGAGCCGGGCCAGCCAGTCTGGTTCGAGTTTTGGACACAGCACATCGTCGTCGGTGTAGATCAGCGGGTCAGACTGGGTCAGGGACAATAGGTCGCGCAGGGCTGCCGGAATGCCACGGTTCTCCGTGCGCTGAACGATCGCTGCCACGATGCCGCGGCGGCGCAGATCGGCGAGCAGAATCGGCGTCCCGTCACGCGAGCCGTCGTCGATGACGGTGATTCGATGGGGCGTCGTCGTCCGCTCCGCGATGGTGGACAGCGTCCGCTGGAGCAGGGCCTCACGGTTGTATGTGCTGATGACGATGTCGGTCGCCATAGGCGTCACTTGCTAAGTCGCTGTCGCTTGACAATCGCCCAGGCTTCCCTGCTGTCGATGCGTCCGGGAAGCTTTCCATGCCAGCGCCGCGCGTCCATTGGATAGTGCAGAATCGCCGGTTGTGGGACGTTCGGCGTGTATTTCGGGAAGCAGTTCCAGGTGTGCTCCACGACGAAGATCCGGATCGGCTCCGCGTACAGCGCCCGGATCAGCGCGCCCTGATCGCGCTGCGCGTGGATTTCCCACTCAGCCTGCCAGCGGCGCATGAACCGCTCGACCGCCGCGCACCGCCGGAACGCGAAGACGCCGCCGTTGAATTGAACCGCGTTCAAGGTGCCGACGGCAGCTTCGACTTGTCGGAACTCTGCGCCGTTGTTTTTTCGATGAAAGCTATGCAGCGTCTCACCGACGTCACGGCAGATCACGAATTCCCAGCCGTCCTCGATCCACTCAAACAGCGGATCAATCGGCGCCACGAGCTCGGTGTCAGCATCCAGGTACACCACGGACCGCCACTCCGCCGGCGCTAGCTCGTACGCCCGAAGTTTTGCGCGACGGGCGCCGACGTCGCTATCAGGTTGAACACAGAGGACGTCCTCCGGGCCGATCCGCTTCGAGGCGCAGACAGCGATCGGCACGCCTGGCATGTACTTCTTCACGCTCCTCATCAGACGCAGCGCGCACGTTCGAGCAGGGTCGCCGAACGCGACGCAGAAGATCCCCCGGTTCATGCGGCGACCCCTTGGCCGAAGACTCGCGCGAACCCTTCGCGATGCGCGCGGCGCCACGCCTCGATGGTGTGAGCCGCCGTCGTCGCCCGCAATGCTTCGCGGTTCACCGCGGCGGAGGGAAAGGCCGCGCGCTCGAGCGCCGCGAGCAGTCCCGTTCGATCACCACGCGGGTATCGGAGGATGCCTGGCACGTCGGGCAGCTCGTCGAGGATGCCAACGCCGCGGGGAATGACTACCGACACCCCGCAAGCGAGCGCCTCAAGGACGGTCATCGGGCCGCCCTCCACACGACTCGGGCACACGAGCACGTTGAGCCTTTGGTAGAACCGGGGCATCTCCACCCAGGCGTACCGTCGCATCGAGACAGGCCATCCTCGGCCGCTGGCCGTCCACTCGACGCGTCGGCCGGCCGAGGATGCGATCAGGCTCCGGGTGAGGTCTTCGCCTTTCCGCGCGTTGTGGTAGGTGAACCCACTCAAGCCGACCAGCGGGCGAGAACGGCGCGGCGGGGCCGCAATGACGAACCGGTCCCGCTCGACAGGGAGTGGCGGCTGAATCGTCGACCCGAAGGCCCGGAGCGGTTCGGCGTAGAGCCGGCACATGCCGACGCGCAGCTGCACCTGTTTCGCGATCGCATCGTAGAGTTTCGCCTTGTCGTTCCCGGGCGGCTGCTCTTCGCGGTGGGTGAACAGGGATGCTGTCGGGTTCGCCGGAGGCCACTTCGGGAACATCTGGCACTCGAAGTAACCCATCAGGTAGTGCACATCGGCGGCCACCGGCGCCGCCGTCAACGTCCAGCTGAGCCCCTCGGCGAGATAGCGCGCAAATCGAGGCAGCACCCGATCGTCCTTCCAGTTACGGCAGACGATGTTCACGCGCACGATGGCCTCTCGAGGACCGCGGCCCACTGGTTCGGTCCCACTTGGAGTTCACGCGCGAGGACGAAGTCATGAGCGGCGAGCAGGCAGCGCCACCATTCCACGGACCGCAGGAGGACGTGTGGAGGGCGGCCATCTAACGCGACGACGACGAAGAGGGCACGACGGGTCAGCTTCACGAGACGGCCGACGACGGCGAAGACCTGGTCGGACTCGATGTGCTCGAGGACGTTCGTGCACACGACCAGGTCGGCTGGTTCGCAGCGCGCGGCCATGCCGTTGTAATCGAGGACGGTGGTGCAGTGATACTCGCGGGCTATCTGCGAGGCGAGTTCACTGAGAACTGCGGGGTATTGGATCATGCCGCCCCGTCACGGCGCCAAGGCCGCGGTGAGGGGCGTGCTGGTGGGTCGGTTGCGCTGAAGAATACCGGCGCGCCAAGGCGCCACGCAACCGATGGCAGTCAGAGGCCCATGAACTGCTGAGCCGTCTTTATGGAGAACTTATCACATCTTTCCGCGTCGGGATCTCCCGATCTTCATCCAGCCGCACGTTGATCCACGCGTCGACCACTTGTCCTTCGTGGGCGTCGAGCGTGATCTTGCCGGTCCCGCCGGCACGAAGCCAAGCGAGGATCTGTTTCCAGATGTGCGGCGGGATCGGAGGCTTTTCGCTCACGGTCGCAGGCTCAGGTCTCTGGCGAGTTCGGCGATCAGCCGCCGATTCTGCGCCGACAGCGTCAACGCGACCTCAAGCAACGCCTGCTCTCTTGTCGTGTACCCCTTCGCGACAACGGTGACGACGGCGTGTAGGAACGGGCAGAACAGCGCCGCCTCCTCAACGTCGCGCCAGGTCTTCGCGGTCCGCGCGATGGGCTGTTCGATGTCAGGCACCGGTCAATACCTTTCGCGAAGGCCGAAGAGCGACCTCCGGGAGAAACGTCGCGGAGATGCCACAAGGGCCACGGCAACGCCAGCCACGGCCGCACTGATCGTCTCTGCCTCCGGCAACGCGTATTCCTCGCGGAGCGAGATGTTGCCGACGCGCTTTTCGATAGCGACGATCCGCTCTGAGCGCAAGTCGCGCCTACGGGTCGAGCCTGACACGCACACCCGACAACAGAGATGTGCGCGGGTTATCCATTGTCCCGATCGGAACGAACTCGATGTCGACGCCACGCACTATCGATGCCGGAAATCCGGTCCGCTCGCAGAACGTCGAGATCTCCCGTGCGAGCGCCTTGAGGATCTGCGTCTCCATTTCGTGCTTCGCCGCCATGACCTCAGCAGCCGTTCCGCTATGTGATTCCATGTCGAACTCCTTCATCCCTGCAAATACCCACTGCGCGCCATGCGACGACCCGGCACCGCTGGTTGACCGGGCGCGCTCGATATTGGCGGTGTCGGCTGTCCACTCCGCTTCGCTGCCGCTGCCTGCGCCAGCAGTTCGCCCACCTGTCGGATGTTCGGGTTCAACAGCCGATGCGCCGCCAGCGCCAGGACGGCCGTGTCAAGCGCCTCATTCCGTTCCCGGTCCTGCACCCACACCTGCGCGACCGCAACCCCGCCCTGGTTGTATTTCGTCTCCCGATGTTCCGCGCAGAGCTGCGCGAAGTACTCCTCGTCGACGAGCTCGGGGAAGTGCATGTAGCCCGGGCCCGGCGCCGCAAGCGTCAGGCTGTTCATCACATCGGCCTTCGCGTCGTCGACGTTGATCGTGTAGAGCCGCACCGGCCGCGGCGATCGCCCGTACCGTTTCTCGCTCGGCTTGCTGACGATCGGTTCACCCGATCGCCCCGATCGTCCGATGGTCGCGTAGATCCGCCGCGCCTGGTACGCCAGCACGAAGTCATACA